CTGAACAAATTGAGCTAGTCGCGCCTCATGCGTTTCTGGATCATTGTTCAAGACATCAAAGCTAATCTTGATATCAAAGTCCTCATCTGGATTGCCCTTATCGAATTGCATTGGATCAGCAACTCCCGTTACGCGGAAGAACACTTGATCGGGGCCAAATCGCTGATAGCACTTGAACGCCATCTTGATGACATCCTGAGTGTGCGAGAGAAACTTGTTTACAAAATACTGCTGGCGAATCGAAGACAGGGGATCGGCAACGTCAAGTCCGACAATCTTATCTGCCGCACTAACCATCGTGCGCTCCATCTCAATTGAGCCGGGATTGTAAGGTGGCGTAGGGCCAAAGCTAATCTCGCCAGCGCGACGAATGGGGATGTATCTGCCGGGGCCATAGTCCGTGGGCGCATTGCCGGGAGGATGGAGAATTGGCGGCAGAGTTGCCAAGCTGTTGCGATCCGTCCGGCTATCACGCTCTGCCTTCACTTGATCCTGCGGCCCGCGAAGAAGGTCGGAGAACGTCTCAACGTCATACATCCGTTTAGAACTGTTGCTAAGGCGTGTGACAACGAAGGGATAGTCGTTGTACCCGTTCAGAAGCTCAAACTTGGCATAGCCCTTTACGTCACTGGCACCAGAGAACTTGGGGTGGAAAACGGTGCAGTAGATGCCCTCAGAGCCGTCTTCGTCATCAATGAGACGCTGGAACGAGTAGACAACCTCAATGAGTTCACTGGCGTTGTATTGCTGCCGAGTGCGATTGCTGGTGCTGCCGCGACTTCCGTACACGCCATCCAGATTGTAGGTGTTTACGCCGCGATACTTGGAGCAGATGTATTCCGCCCAAGACTCGTCCCATCCGCTTGAGGTGACGCGGGACAGCACTTCCTGAACAGACAGGAATGTGCGATAGAAAACATACGGGGCACGCTGCGGGTCAATGCAGTAGGACGGGAAGAACACGTCTCCGTCAGGAGCACAGGTTTGCAGGAACGGACGATCAACCGACATTCGCGTTACGGGAATCTCACTGATGCCCTTATTGCGAAGTTCCTTCAACGCTTTCTTTGCCCTTTTGTCTACCAGATTGGGGTAGACCGACTTGAACATCTCAATGATTTCATCGTCATTCTTGCCGTCAATAATGAGCCTAGCCAAATCCGGCGAGCTGGTTGCAATTTGATTCAGATCAATCTTCTGGAGATACTTCTTCTCTGTGCGCTCCCAGCCAATGTATGTAATCATCAGCCCGCGCTCTAGGAAGTAGTTTGCCCCAAGCTCCATCTCTTCTTTGAAGCGAGGAATGTAAGAAGCCACCATCCACTTGAGGAATGCACTTACTACCCGTGCCCTGCCAGCGTCAGAATGCTCAATGGGATAGGCGCGGATGTTCGCCCGCGCAAGCGATGCCATAAACAACGACACATAGTTATTGATTCGCTCATCAATAATGCGTGCCTCAGTGTCAGACGCACCATCCCAAGGAAAAGCGTCAGCCCCATGCTTACGCATATCAATAGACTTCCCCGGCCAACTGCAACGACGATTATCCCCGCTGCTAATACATTGGCTGAAATAGGTAGAAAGCTCAGTGAGCGTCTTGTCATACGCTCCACGCAGCACAACAACGTCAGGACCATCTTGGTCAACAAATGTGAGGGCGTGCTGGGACTTTGTTTCTTGCATAGTGTTGGTTATTATGATAGCACGCTTTTGCGTGGGTCATGGCATTCTTTATGATGTTAGTGACATATTCCTTTGGGCGACCAATCTTATCTGAAAGCTCGTCAGGAAACATCTCCACCGTGCTCTTGCTTTTTGCCGTCACGGCATACTCATAGGATATGAGCCTGTCCGAATGGCCCAGCAACCACTTCTTGTCCGTTGTAGGATCAATGTGGTTGTCCCTGAACATAGCGATAGGAGGTTCCTGTGATGTCGGTAATTGATTCAACTTGAATGTTTTTGCCAACAAGCTTATTGGTCATACGGCGCGGGATGGCAACATGGATGCATCCAAGGTCTTGCTCAATGGCAACGCAGTAAATCCACTGTGGATTGATTGCTTGCCTCAACACCTTTGCCGCAAAGACGTGCGTGCGTTTAGGTTCATCCACAATGGGAATCTCAACGGCAAGTTCTTCAATCTCCACGTCTACTGGAGCTTTGATTTTAAGTTTAGTTTTTTTCATTAGTAGCCGCCTTGTGATACAACCTTGGTTTTCATAGAATCTGGAGAAACATAGTTGGCCCCGCTCACCGCCAAGTATCGTATCACATCAATAGGGTCTTTCCAAGCTTCTTCTTGCCCGCCCTCTGCTGTGTATTCCTGCAATGCCGATATGATGTTCTGGCATCTATCCGAAATATAGAAGTGGGGTCTATTGATTGAATCAATTGGCTTCTTCTTGTTGTAAGACATCTTGGTCTGCAACGCTTGAAGCCCATCCTCAATGTCAATGCCGGGAGCAGGAATGAACACCAAGCCAGCATCCGATAGGTCTTCTATAATGGACGATGCGCCCTCTTGTGTCTGGTATTTGGCTGCACCTAGCCGTGGGTCAATAAGCCGCTCAAAGATGGTGTCGTTTGTCTCAGACTCCATTCCGGTGATTAACTCAACATAGTCCTTGATGCCATAGCCTAGTCCCTTTGCGGCCTCTCCGCTTGACCACTTGCCACCATGCCACTTAGCCCAATCACCTACGTTGCTGTCCGGCCATTCACGATAGACAAACCAAGTGTCGCTTTCGTCAATAGCCACCCAGCAAATGAACCAGTTCTTTCTGCCAGCAGGATCAAGAACCATATACTTGGTCTTGTTCTTCAGGTCAATCTTCTCATGGGGAATGACGTTCACCTCGCGGGAGAAGTTGGGAAACTTCGTAGACATTGACTTCGTTGCAATGCCATACGCACGGGTTAGAATCTCATTCTCCGGTCTACCAGCCAAGTCCTTTGAGATACGCTCATATCCTCCAAAGGGATTGTCTTTGCTGTGGAAGTAGATGATGCCAGCATCACGATTCTTAGACTTCTGCAAATAGGGCACGGCACGTCCAGAAAGAAGCTCTGCCTCCTTAGAACGCAACGTCTCAGCTCCCTGCACATAGTCACGCACAACCTCCGTGTAGCCATCAATGGGCGTAAACGTAACCACCAGCTTGCTATTGCGTGTAGCCAAGCGGAACCGTAGCGTAGCCAGAAGCTCAGGCCCAATCAAATACTCGTCGCACCACGCCCCAATGTTTAGCCATTTAGGATCGCGGCATCCCAACTCAGCACCCTCAAGGATGGTGTCGTTGTTCAAGAACTGGGCATAGGTCTTAAAGATGATTGAACTCTTGCTGTTAGGCAGAATCAAACTCGACTTGCTGAAGCCGTTCTTCCGCGTGTAGGAGATGTTCTCTTCTGTGCCCAGCACCTTCACCCTGTATTCCTCTGGCAATGCATCGTATATGGCACACTGCTGCTGGCGAATAGACACGTCAGCATTCTGTGCAAAGCACATGATGGTTGACTGGTGATTCTCAATGGCCGCTTTCACAATAGCGTTGGCAGCAAAGCACGTCTTCCCGGACCGATTGCCTCCGCTAACCAGAAGCTCGGAATGCTCTGCCATCAAATCCTCCGCATCCTTCCAATGCGGCAACTTCCAGCCATAGCGATAGTTATCTCGTTTGCTATTCGCAATTGCTGAATGATAGAGGTCATGCAGCTTCAGCACATCCTCTGGGGACATGGAAGCCAGCTCCGCATCACTCGGCGGCTTCAACACCTCATGGTAGGCCCAAAGCAAACTCATTCCTTTATCTCGGTTACTACGGCCTCAATAGACGACGCCTTCATGTTGGCCCTAGCTTGCTCAATAGCCTTCATGGCGTCCTCCAAACTCGGGGCACTCGTCTTATGCTCAACCACAACCCTGTTCTCTCCCATAGCCGATAGGAACTTATCATTAGCTATCCCCCAAGGAAGTGTTAAGTCTCGTATGTTAGTCCTAGCCAATTGCTCTGGGTCTTCTGCCAGCATCCGCATCTTCTCCTTCTGTAAGAGCCGCAAGCCCTCTACAATGTCTAGGGCATCCTCTGCCAGCGAAGCCCTGCGTTCATTGAGAGCCATCTTATGCCGCGCCTTTAGCCTCGCCACAGTTTCCCACTTCATTCCCAGCTTCTTATTGATGCTATTAAAACTCTCCCCTTCGGCCAGCATCTCTAGTGCCTTAATTGCCAACGCCGGATCACGTCTCTCAATGAAGTTACCAACATTGTTTGCATTTGCGGCTACCGACTTAGATAGATCACTAATCTTCCTCTTAGGCATACCCCATATATTTCATATGCCGCCAAGTATGCAAGCACTTTGTTCATCTAATTAGAAACCACCTATCTCTATGAATAGCTCTACATTACAACTATCTCAAATTAATGTGTAACCTTTACACCACTTCTCCCGTCCTTTACAGCAACTTACGTCGCAACTGTGTTGACGCGACCTCTGTTTAATCCTCTACCCGCGTAAACTAGAGCTTACGCCAAGGACAGAAGCTATGGCGAGTAGGGCCAAACATCTGTGATTTTTTTAAAATGGCTTATGGATCAATCTTAATTGTGCTGCCCCCCCCCGTTGCTCCCCCCCGCCCCCCCCCTATGGCTATATTGTATACCACATTTGTAAATGCTATCACTTCATAATATTCTTAAAGAATTTATTATATATTTCATCCTAG